GCCGTACTTCTTCGCCAGCGCCAGCTTCTGGGCCGGGTCGATGTCCATGTTGGCAATCGATGCCAGCAGGGTAGCGCGAGCGTTGTCGGTCTGCTTGGGGTCGGCATAGACGGTCTTGGCCGCGACCTCGTAGGCGGTGTCCAGATCGCTCTCGATCTTGGCATCGCTGGCCCGCTTCTGGAAGTGGATGGCCTCGTTGTTGAGCGACGTGCCAAGGCTGTAGAGGCCATTGCGCAGCAGCTCCTTGCCCCGCTTGTTGGGCTCGTTGGCGATACTTTCCTCGGCCCACTTCTTGTAGTCGTCCGAGAACGACTTGGCGAACCCCGGCGCACCGGGCTCGGCGCTGTTTTGGCGGGTGACCATGTCGGTACGCCAGCGCTCCTGCGACTCAAAGATGTTCTTTGCGGTGCGCGCTGCGGCCTCGTTATCGTCGACCGCGAGGAAGGCCGCACCGACATCGCCGATGGACGCGCCCAGACGCTGCATGCCTTCGCCGACGGCGTTGGGCAGCTTGTTGACGGCGGCAATGGTCTGGGCCGGATTGGCGCTGACCTGCAGCTGCCCCTGCGGCAGCGTTTGTTGCTCGTAGCGGGGAATGCGGACAGCCATGATCAGCCCTTTATTTCAGCTTGTAGTAGCTCGACACGCCCGACAGCAGCGATGAGCCCGCGTTAAAGTAGGAGCCGGTGGTCGCGGCATTGGCCGTCATGTTGCCCGTGGTGATGGCCGACGAGGCGTTGTTGCGATTGATCCCGGCGTTGTAGGTATTCAGCTGCGCCTGCGAGAGCAGACCCTTGGAGGCCATGTCGCCTTCATAGCGAATATTCAGGGCGTCCAGCTCGTTATACAGCTCGTTCTGCTCGATCAGCAGGGCGTTGGAGCCATCGAAGCCGGTGCCGGACTGCGCCACGCCCGCCATCGTCTGGCCCTGAATCATGCGGAAGCGGCGACGATTGGCCTCCTCCTTCTGATTGGCCTGCTCGGCAGCGGCCCGCGCATTCTCGCGCTGGATGGTGGCGTTGAACTCGTTGGCCTGCGCCTGCGCTTCGAAGTTGTAGGCTTCGGCCTCGGCCTGACGGCGGGCCAGATTGGCCTGCTGCTGGCCTTGGTAGATAGCCCCGGCGGCAGAGATGGTCGCCGCAGCAACGGCGGCATAGGCAGCAACGGTGGCAGCGGTCACTCCGGACATATCACTCTCCCGTAATCAAAATGTGGTTTTCGGCGGCAGGACTGCGTGACACCAGCAGATGCGCCTCATCCGTAAACTGGTCCTCGGCCTGCTCGACGGTTTGCGCGTCGGTGGCAAAAGACATGGTCAAGAACAAATCGCTGTGGGCGATGAATGCCTGCTTCCGCCCAGCAGAAGCGGCAAACACATTGTACCCCTGAACCCGCACCGATTCCTCGCCGATGTAGACGGTACAGTCGCCGCACACGACCAGCGTCGTCGGAACCTTGACCAGCGCGCCGGTAATGACGGTGCCAGCCGGAATCATGACGGTGCGGGCATAGATGCCGCCGTGCAGGATGTGGTGCGTGCTGACCGGGGTCTGCGGCAGATTGGAGATGACGGTCTCCAGCGTGCGCACCTTGGCGACGGCCTCGCCGGTCATGGCAGGCACGCGAGAGCGAAAGCTGACGACGTCACCCATCACAGGCTCCGGAAGAAAATGCGGTTGGTTTCGCGGTAGCCCATCATCGGCAGCGCATCGGCCAGCCGACCATTAACGGGCGCGCTGACGAACATGGCGCGAGCGCCTGTCAGCTTGGCGTAAGCCTCGGCAGCATCGAGCAGCTTCTGGCCGGTGCCGCCCTTGCGGTAGCCCTCGGCCACGAAGAACGACTCGGTGGTCGCCATCGGCGTGCCGTAGTGCGGGAACTCGGTGACCAGCAGGGTGATGAAGCCGACCAGCACGGACTCGTGGTAGGCGGCAAACAGATGCAGGATGCCCGCCCGCTCCATCCCGGCATAGGCCGCGATGCTGGGCCGGTGTTCCGGCAGGTCCTTGTTCTTGGCCTCGGCAGCGTAATCGGTGAACAGGTAGTCGAGATTGGGAGCCGCAGCCACCTCGGCTACGGTTACCTTGCGGACTTCGCAGATCGGGATCGTCATGGTCAGCGGTCGAATGTGTGGAGTTGCGGCATGATGGCGACCACGGTCATCGGCAGCGGCTGGCGCTGCTGGACCATCACGTAGCCATCGAAGTTGTAGCCATCCGGCCATTCGACCAGCTTGTCGCCGGTAAACAGCGGCGGAGCCTCGTCCATCGGGTCGGAGCCAGAGCGGAACTCGATCTCGTCGAGATTGGCCTCGTCCGGGCCAGCCAGAGCGCCGAGCGTATTCAGGAAGCGGATCACGACCTTATTCACGCGCTTGGTCTTGCCCTGCGCCGTGCCGTCGCCAGCGCCCGCCTCGATGCGGTTGGTCTGCAACACGGAATCGTAAGGCAGGCCGACGTGAACCTTGGACGCCTCGCGCTGCAAGGTAACAGCCCCGGACGTCACGACGCGGTCGGGATGCGCAGCCCCATCGGCGAGGATTTGCACCGTCTGGCCTTCGAGCCAATCCAGCCCGGAGATGTGATCGGCAGGCGCACCGTCATAGGTCGCGCCGCTATCGACGTAATAGCAATCCTTCTGGTCGTCGCCCTCGCGGTATTCGCGCTCCAGATATTCGACATAGCGCTTGGTCACGCCATTGATGGTGCGACGCACCACCATCCACAGATCGTCGCGGGTCTTGTCGGGCGAGGGAATGCAGCACACCGACTCGACGATGCCGTTGGTCATCGGGTGAGGATGCCAGCCGAGAACTTCCTGCTCCTTGTTGAAGGTGAAGCCCAGCAGGACGCCATCGCCCCGCACACACCACAGCACGACATAAGGCTCCTTATGCCATGCCAGCTGCACAAGGCCGCCCTTGGTGACATGCTCCGACAGCACGGTCATGTCGTTGGTGACATAGCCGTTCTGCTGGAAGTTGTAGGCCATCTCCTTGAGTTTGCGCCCGGAGCGCTGCACGAACAGCGTCGAGTAGCCGACGCGCGCCGGGGCCACGGATTTGGAGCCGTCCGACGTTTGCTGGTCGATCTTGACGTTGCCCGGAGCGAACGCCTCGGTGGTGGCGTTTTCCTGACAGGCCAGCTCGCCACCAGCCGTGCCGATGATCAGCGCCTGCGTCGGAACAAGCCACTCGATGCGATTTGTCTCGTCGGAGGAAATGGTGACGATGATGGCGCGGTCAGCGACCACCTCGCCGGAATCGTTCTTGGTCGCCATGTTCTCGAAGTCGCCAGCGACCGAGAAGTAAAGGCGCTGCCCCTTGGCGAGGCACAGGCGCTCGCGGAAGAACGTGACCTTCGACGGATAACCTTCGACGCCGGAGAACGCGCCCAGCGCCCAGCGGAACGTCGACTTGCCTGAACCGACCACGCCCTGCGGCAGCGGCCAGCGACCGGACACGACGGCGGTCACGGTGGTCGAGTTGGTGTAGCCGGTGATCTTCACATAGCCGTAGCCCGCGTCGACGAACTCCCAATCGAGGCCATCGCGCTCGCTGGTCGTTCCCATGACGCCCTGCCCGCCACCATCGGCCTCCGTGCCGTAGGTATGGACAGGCTTGTCGCCGCCGGTGCGCCAGACCTTGCCGGACGTCGGCGTGCCATTGGTGCGGCAGATATAGGTCTTGCCGTCGGAGCGGCGATAGACGCCGTAGGGGTTGGTGGTGAACTCCTGCCCAGCGGTCCACGGCTTGATGGTCGAGAGATCGGCAGGCTCCAGATAGACATAGGAGCCGACCATCGCCGCCGAGAAGATGCCGGAGGACGCGGTGAGCGTCACCGTTCCGGTCGTGCCGGATGCATAGACCGTGATCGAGCGATTGATGTTCTGGTCGAGAAACGGACCATCGGCGAACTCGACCGGGGTGATGGTCCAATTCGTGTTGCCGTAACGGGCGAGCCGTTGCAGCGGGTATTTCGGGTGAGCGATGTACAGAACGTCGCCCGACTGAACAATGTCCAGATTGAACGTGCCGTCCTCATCGACCAGATCGGCAGCCGAATAGGGCGAGGCGATCTCATACGGCGCGCCGCCGGAGAGCAGCTGGCCGTGATTGGTGAAGAAGCGAATGTATTGGTGGCCGAACTCGATGGCATAAGCCTGCGTCACGTTGAACTCGAAACGCACAAGCCATGTGCGGTTAGCGCTGTTCTTGACCTCGGCCACGAAGCGCGTGCCGCCACGGCGCACAGCCGGACCCTGCACGGACGGAATGAAATTCTCCAGACGGCGGCAGCCGTTGGAATACTTGGCAATGTCTACCCGACCATCCATCAGCGGTGAAAGCTCCCCCGCATTGAACGTCGAGCGGATCGGTGAAGCCTTCGGCATGGATCACAGCCTCGAAATGATGAATTGATCGTCCGGCGGCATTTGTGGCGGGCGCTCGATGGCGTTGACCTTGACGGCCTCGCCCACGGCGCGCTTCCACTCGGCCCAAGCCGCGTCCTTTTTCTGGTTCGATTGCGTCAGCTCCTCGCAGATTTCCGCAGCGATGCGGCAGGCGAGAGCCTCGCGGAACAGCACGTCCCACTCGTTCGGGTCCTCGATGCGGCGGCAGTAGCGAATCTTGAGCGGAGCCGCGATGTTGGTGAGGATTTTGCCGCCCTCGACGGCATACTCGGCGGTTTCCGCGCCGATGTAGTTGTCCATGACCGTCGACGGATAGCGCCCGTCGATCATGTCCAGCCGCAGGAAATCGGCAGGCAGCTGGTATTCATACTGGAACTCGTAAGCCGGGGTCGTGGTCAGCGCAGGCAGCGCGGTCCGGACCAGAGCAAACGACCAGCGATGCGCCCGAAGCTCTGCATCACGCAGATCATCGAAGCACGACGCGACGGCGCGGGCCTGCTTGTTGTTATCCCCAAGAGAGATAATGCGAGCAGCGCCCAGCTTCGTCAGCGCACGGTTGGCGACTTGGATGACCGAAGCCATCGCTTACACCGTCACCCAGCCGTAGGAGTCGTCCGCCTTCTTGATGCAGATGTAGAGAACATCCGCAGCACCGGCAGCACCCCACAACAGAAAGAACCGCCCGCGATGCTCGCCAGCGGCATTCGGCAGAGCCGCGCCCTGCCAAACCTTAATCGTTCCGATCAGCATGCTCATGGCTGCCCCCTATCAGGCGAGCGGCCAGTTGCGCTTAATCAGGTAAGCCTCCAGAGCCTCCAGAGCCAGCATGACGTCCTCACGGGTGAGGGTGGCGTCAGCCAGATCGATGACCAGCTCGATAGACTTTGACGTGGTGCTGGAATCCTCGGTGATACCACCGTCCAGCTGGTTGCCTCGATTGAGGCCGATATAACGCTTTGCCATGATTGCCTCCTAGATGGAGAACGGGGAGGCCGGAGCCTCCCCTGTTCCGTTACGGTGCCGAGAAGTAGAGATCGACTTCACCCGAACCGGTCGACGGCAATGCAGCAGCGCCAACGGTCAGGATCACGGTCTCTTCAGCAGCCAGAGCCGCACCATTGGACGCGCCGACCTTGCCGAACATCGTCGGAGCAGCAGCCGTAAAGGTTGCAGCAGCGCGATACTTGGCAGCGTCAGCAGCCGTACCGATGGCGACAGTTGCGGTCGAACCAAAGGTGGCCGAGCCGTTGATCACGCCATAAGCAAAGGTGTGACCAGCCGGAATCTGGGCCAGAACGATGGTGTCGCCGTCAGCCTGCGAGGCCAGCGAGAAGGTTGCACGGAAACGGCGCACACGACCGCCCACCACACCAGCGCTAGGCTTGGTGGCAGGCACATCGTAGAGGCCGCTTACTTCAGTT